CCAGCAACCGCAGAAGCACCACTGCCATTACCATCATTAGTTTCAAATTGAACTGCAGGAATGCTTGTATATCCAAATCCAGGATCCGTAATGTATATTGATTGTACAGATCTAGTTCCACTGCTAGTTTCAGTGGTAATGGCAATTGCTTGCGCTTTTCTTCCTGAAGTTGGAGGAGCAATTCTAATTGTAGGATCCGCAGTATATCCAGTGCCACCATTCAAGATAGTAATCTTATGTATAGATCCATTAACTAAAGAGGTATATGCAGAACCTGTTGATCCAATACCAACAAAAGTAAGTGTTGCATTATACCCATAATCTCCAAATTCATCATCAATTTCAGAAATTCCTGTATCAATAACTTCGTCTTCATATTCAAAAATTTCACATTTTAGAGTATACGTATAATTGTCTTGTAATTGGTAAAATGGATTGATATCATCAACAAATTTTACTTCAAATAAAATATCCCTTAGCGGAAAATAAATTAAATCTCCTTCTAGTGGTCTTGTTGGATCTTTTGATAAACCAGTTACACCTTCAAGTAATGGTGTAATACTATCTGCATATCTTCTTTGCGAGATAGTAATTTGCATTTCTGCAGTTGATCTTACACCAAATTTAGTTAGAATACTAAAGTTATCTCCAAATCCCTGATAATTTTCAATATATCCCTCAATAGGAAACGCTCTATTAAATTTAGATGTAGATACTTCTTTAAGGATGGATTTTATATTTACAAAAATTCTAGGAAGATATATGAATTCAAGTCCATGAATTTTGATATGTTCATCCACCAACTCTTGAATAAGAGTTTGTTCACTTCTAGTTCCTTGAGTAAAAAATGGATTTAACATTATCCAATTAAATCTAATGGTGGAAGTTCGTAATCATAAGTCATACGCTCTTCTAATTTTTCCAAATCTCTCACAGCGTCTTCATAAATTTCTCTTCCATTAAGTTCTACACCACCTGGAAGTTTTACTCCTCTAAACTTAATAAGATTTTGCCCCCACTGTTTTTTCATAAGAAGAGTAAAATATTTTTTGAGAAATGGATCATTATATACTTTAGTAAATTCATTTGGATTTAAAACTCTATAACATTGAATGATAAGATAATCATCTGCACGCAAACTTGAATGGTCAACGTCTAGATATAATCTATTTTGTCTTCTATTAAATCTAATTTGTTTATCTGGATGTAAAATAAAATCAATATCTTCCAGATATCTCTTCGTCATGGTATAATTTAATAGTTCAGTTGATGTAAACCAGTAAATTTCATTCAAAAACAATTGATAATTTACACTAAACATATTTGTGCTGATTGCACGATTATCTAACTTCCAAACGCGCTCAACACCGATAACAGCGTCTGGTATTTGTAAAAAGTTTTGAGTTTCTTCAAAATTAAATGTGGTTGTTCCAATACCAGTTATATTTGCTGTTCCAGTTGAAGTTGTAATTCCTGTAGATTTACTTGCTCCTCTTGCCTGAATAGAATCTATAAAGTTTTGTGTTATCTTAAATTTCAAATACATCAATTCAACACCATCCATGTGTCGATTTTGATACATTTGGATAGCATCATCCATTAGATCCTCAATCTGCTCATCGGCAAGATTGATCTCCAATACAGGATATCCTAACTGCCTTTTAGCGTAGTCTACTAATTCCTGTCTTGAAGCAGGGTTTGCCATTGATATACCTACTTTTCTTTATTTATTAGGTTCTTGTAATAACGACATCAACTTCATCTCCAGCAGTTAATGCAGAAATTAAATTAATAGCAGGAGAACCAATAGTATAATCTGTTGTTTTTTCTAATCTTACACCGTTTAAAAACACTTGAAGATTACTAGAAGTAATATCAGTGCTTGTTGGAGTAAAAGTTGTTTGTCCTTGAATAGCTGTAAAATAATCTTCTGCATTATCACAAACCAAATCTATTTCATCACCAGCAGTTGCCGCAGTTAATAATGTAACAGAAGATGATGCTCCATAATCAATTGTTTTTCTTAATTTAATACCATTAACATATATTTTAATATTACTTGGACTTGCAAAAGATCCACTGGGAGAAACTGTTACTTGTCCTTGTGTTGCAGTAAAAGTTTGTTCTTCTAAAGTATTACCAAACGAAACAACAATATTAACTCTATCATTAACTGTTGCACCGCTTACTAAAGTAACTGTCGATGGATTTGTGGTTGTAAAATCTGTTGTAGCTCTGAGTTTTACACCATTAAGAAAAACTTGAACAGATTTATCTGTAAAATTCTGCGATGCAGTAAAAACTGTTTGCCCTTGAGTTGCAGTAAAATAATCGTCTGAAATTGATGTTGCAGATCCTGCTACCACTCCACTTCCACCAGAAGCAGTCGCAAATGAAAGGTTTCCAAAACCATCAGTCTTTAAAAATTGACCCGAAGTTCCATCAGATGATGGAAATTTAAATCCTGATATTGTTGATATGCCAGTTGAATAAATGTTTCCATAAAATGTGGTGGCAGTAACAAGACCAGTTGCGTTTATATTTGTTGATCTTAAAAATGTTGCGGTAGAAACACCAGAAGCATTTAGGTTTCCTGTTACATCACCCGTTAATCTACCTAAAAATGTTGTTGCTGTTACAACACCAGTAAATCTACCATCACCAACTACGTCTACTTTTGATGTTGGCAGTGTGCTTCCAACTCCAACATTACCTTCGGTAAAGAAGGTATTGTATGTATTAGTTCCTGTTCCTACTGTCCAAGGATTAATTACAATTACTGTTGTTCCGATACCAACTGAAGATCTGTCTCTTTCAGTATAAATTTTACCATCAAATGTATTAATAGCTAATTCGCCAAGATCTAATTGCGATACTGTAGGAATTTTCCCAGATACCGCTGATCTTTTTACCTTAATTGTTGGATTTGCCATTTACAAAAAATAAAAAATCTGCTATAAAGCAGAGACTTTTTCCATTCATTTAATCACCGTCAGAAATAGTATTTACTCTCTTTACGGAAAATTGATTAGATTGAAGTTTTTGTCTCTAAGTTGGTATTATTTATATGGTATAATTACTATACGTATTAAAATAATAATATGAAAACCCTTGCTATTCTTACTGGTCCTCAAGGATCAGGAAATCATCTTTGGTCAAAGATATTTTCTTTACACGATGATGTATTTGGTTGGAAAAGCTTATTAGATAATTATTGGGAAGCGCATAGAACTGCAGAACCATTTGCAAATTGTTGGAAAAATATTGAACTGTTAAAAGAATTTAATTGGGATAGTCATGACTATTTCTTTACTAGTATCAGTGTTCCTCTAGGAATTGCAAGTGCTGGAACCAAATGGTGTCCTAATGTGCCAGCATTTACTCAAGCGGTAGAAGATTTAGGTATAAAAACTAAAGTATTAGTAATTGGAAGAGATCAAAATATACTTTTAAATCAACAGAAAAGACTTAGAGAAGAAAGCACAGTAAGGCATTTTCTTGATCAATTACCAAAGATGAAAAATCCAACTTACCTAAGTTATGAATTACTTTATTTGTATAAACAAGAATATTTAAAATCTTTAGACATTGGTATTCCAATTGCTTGGTATGACGATAGAATAAATTCTATATTAGAAGAAGATGCTAATGCAAAATATGTCAATTATATTGAATACAATCCTTTGGATACTTGCAACAAAACTGCAACGACTTTGAAAGAACGTCCATGAAAAAATTGCTAATATGCACTGGACCTCAAGGATCTGGTAATCATTTATTTGCAAGATTATTGAGTTTACATCCCGATGTAAGTGGATGGGAAGAACTAAAATCTAAATATTGGGTTCCTAGTGATGAAGAACCTTTTGCAAGATATTGGGTATATCCAGAAGAACTTCAATTTTCTAATGGGAATTATTTTCTTGCAAATGTTAGTGTGCCGTTTTTTTATGATGGTATAAGACAAGTTCCTAAAATTATTGAAGTTTGTAAAAGAGCAAAAGAACTTGGAGTTGAACCAATAGTTGCTATTATTGTACGAGATCAAAATATTAATTCATTACAACAAAAAAGGGTCGGTGGCGAAGTTACGCTACCGACCGCTCTTTCTTATTATGATGAAATTATAAATTCTGATATTAATTATCACTTTTTAGATCATGAAGCATTTTTTCTCCATAGAGAAAACTATATCAAATATATTGGAAGAGTATTAAATTTTCCTGTAACGGTGGAAGGCATCAATACCTTTATTGATAAAGATGCCAACCACAAGTATGTTAAATACGTCGATGATTATTGGTTAGATAAGACCATCAGGGATGGTCGTAAACCATTCAAACAGCGATAGCGGTGTTCTGGCGGGAGATCTCTAGAAGATCTGCACGCATTTGAGCAACCATGCTGAGGATACGCTCTTGCAGTTCAGCAGCGCCTTCTACAAGTTTCTCTAGTTTCCAACCGCCGATGTTAGCGTGAAAACCTTCATCCTTAGCAATGGCAGCATAACGTGAAGAAATAAATTGATCTTCTACACACTCTGCCATTTCTGCCCAAACTGCTTCTGCACGACCTTCAGCAACTAACTGATATGCCGCAAGAGCAGCAGGATCCTGAGCAGCACCATACTTCTCTAGAAGAGAAGCACCCTTTGCCTGTGGAGCAGCAGATTCAGCAGCAAAAGCAGCCTCAACATCAACCTGCTCACCTGAGATGTGCTCAAGAACTTCCTTAACCATACGGAAGTGCTTAGCCTCATCCTGAGCTTGCTTGGTTAAAAGTTCAAGTTCGGTTACATCCATAGAAGCAGAAGCAGTAGCAACTTCAGCAGAAATTGCTCTCATGTTCATTGCTTCGTTGATCATGCGACCACGAAAGTGCTCAACCATGAATTCTTTGCTTGGATTTGAAGCAAAGAAGTTACGAACGTTTTTACGCGATTCCGCAAAGAGAGAAGCATTCTCTTCTTTAATTTTTGCTACAAATTCTTTTCCAGAAAGCATCGTAAACTCCTTATATAATTTTTTTATTGTTTACATTTTTATTTATTAAAAACAAAAAAGTATCTTAAATGACCATAAGTAGTGTATTCTTCCTCTAAACATTTTAATGTGTAATTGTATTTGGTTTTTATATTATGTATTTTTTCAATTGTCCATGGATACCAAATAATATTTTTATAATCTTCTTCACATCTCCAAGTATGTTTTAACCCAGGATTTACTCTAAAAATACACTCTTTAGTCCATATATCATCAAGAATTTTTATTTGGTTATCAATATTTTTTTCATTGCCAAAATTTATAGATCCTAAACATAGAGCAATATCAACTTTTGGTCCTTTGTAATTTTCCAAAGATATTTGATGATCCGCACAATTATTATATGGATCTATGCCCCAAAGGTTATTGATTTTTCCTTTAAATCTATTAAATCCACAACCAACATCTAAAACTTTTTTTGGATTTTTTGAGTTTACATAATCAACTAATTGATATCCAGAATACTTTAAATTTTTAAAATTTTCATCTTGCCAAATTCCAGAAAAATATTTATTCATAGTAAAAATTCATCACAATTATAAAAAGCAAATGGAGCATCATACATTGGCACATCAGACTTAAAAAATTGATGTACCATAACTAATTTTTCATACTCCTCTTTTCCTTCATTATCCCAGACATAACCTAATTTATTAATAAATTTTTTATTTGGTTGAATGATATCAATTTTATCATCATTATGTAAAATAAATTTACGTATCATTTTGTCATGTCTAACAATTAATTCATATAATTTTTTATAATTTTCTGGATGATCATCAATGAAAGTATATTTCATCCAAGCTTTATAATTTGGATAGTGTTTAGTAAATGTCATACCAGTACACCATCCTTCATAAGACAACTTTACTTCCCGTAAAACAAAAATTATCTTATTTTTTGGAAAGTTTTTTACCAACCAATTTAAATTTTTTTCTTCTGCAAAAAAGTGTGAACGAATTAAATAGTTTTTATCATCAATAATTTCAAATGGACGTAAACATTCCAAAATAAATTTTTCTTTTGTATAATTTTTTTCAATATCGTCAAATCCAGATCCATATTCTCTCATAGGATCCCAATACACACCTTTATGAAAAATAACTCCAGTATCCCCTTGCCTTCCCCTTTCTTCTCTGTCGTATCTTCTATCAGTTTTATTTAAATTTAATCTAGAACAACATCCAAGCAGTAGTGATAATTTTGCCCAACCACTGCCAGGAACTGCGGTGTAAAAAATTAATTGTTCTTCATTAATCATAATTAAAATTCATTAGTATCTGGTTTTTTTGTATTTCTTTTTGGACTTTCTTCTAGTTGTTGTTGTAAACCATTAATGATCTCTTGCTGAACTACTGTTCTTGCTTCAAATGCAATTGCTTGCGCTTGAGCATCATTTAATCTTCTTTGATAAACCGCAATAAGGGCTTTTAATTCTTGTTCATTCATAGACATAAAAAAGGGGAGTTTTTAACTCCC